CTCAACACACAGACTGCTAGCTATCTTGAACTGTCTGAGCAAGTAGAACAATACCAGCGCGCTGCTATCATTCGTGAAGCTGCACGTGATCTTGCTGAGACACAAGTAGAAAAACTTAACTCTTTGGTAGAGTCACTTGACTTCGAAGACGAAGAATCTTTTGCACACAAAGTAAAAACTGTGAAAGAGTCTTACTTCAAGAAACAAGTTTCTACAGCTGCTGAAGAATTAGACGAAGAGTGGGAAGCTGATCAGACCAAAGAAGTGTCTTCAGCAATGGACCACTATCTTAACGCAATTAAAAAGTCCTACAAATAAGGAGTTACAACAATGAGTGTACAAGTACCTTACGATCAACTGATCGAGAAATGGTCTCCGGTTCTTGAAGAAGAATCAGCCGGCAAAATTACTGACCATCACCGTAAAGCTGTTACTGCTGCTATCTTGGAAAACCAAGAGCGTGCATTCGCAGAACAGTCTAACATGTTAGCTGAATCACCCACCAACACTAACGCTGCCGTTACTGGTGGTCCTGGTGGCGCTAACTGGAACCCCGTTTTGATCGCTCTTGTTCGTCGCGCTATGCCGAACTTGATGGCTTACGATCTTGCTGGTGTTCAGCCTATGACTGGTCCTACTGGTCTTATCTTCGCAATGAAATCACGTTACAAAACTACTCGTTCAGGCGCTACTTCTGGTGGTGAAGCTCTGTTCAACGAAGCAGTAACTGGTTTCTCTGGCGATTCAGGTGCTTCTCAGAGCGCTGGAACTTCAGGTCTGGAAGGTGTTACTGATTCAAACGGCGATTCTTCTATCGCTGACGAGCCAGGAAATGCTCCTACTTTCGGTGGTGGTATGCCTACTGCTGACGCTGAAGCTCTTGGTTCAACTGGTTCTGCTTTTGCAGAAATGGGTTTCACAATCGAGAAAGCAACTGTAACTGCAAAATCTCGTGCGTTGAAAGCTGAATACAGCCTTGAACTTGCTCAAGACCTGAAAGCGATCCACGGCTTGGACGCAGAAACTGAATTGGCAAACATCTTGTCAACTGAGATTCTTGCTGAAATCAACCGTGAAATCATCCGTACTATCAACAGCCAAGCTAAAGTTGGTTGCTTGCAGGCAAACGTTGCTACCAAAGGTATCTTCGACCTGAGCACTGACGCCGATGGCCGTTGGTCAGTAGAGAAGTTCAAAGGTCTGTTGGTTCAGATCGAGCGTGAAGCAAACGTTATCGCGAAAGAAACTCGTCGCGGTAAAGGTAACGTGATCATCTGTTCTTCTGACGTTGCTACTGCGCTTGTTGCTGCTGGCATGTTGGATTACACTCCTGCGTTGTCTACTAGCCTCCAGGTTGATGACACTGGCAACACTTTCGCAGGTGTATTGAACGGTCGTACTCGCGTTTACATCGATCCTTATGCAACTGGCGACTACGTAACTGTTGGTTACAAAGGCACTAACCCTTACGACGCAGGTGTTTTCTACTGCCCATACGTTCCTCTACAGATGGTACGTGCGGTTGGCGAAGACGACTTCCAGCCTCGCATCGGGTTCAAGACTCGTTACGGTATGGCTTCTAACCCATTTGTGGGTTCAGCTCCTGCTGACGGTCTTGCTGCTGCTCGTAGCAACCAATATTATAGGATCTTCCGGGTCGATAATATCTTGGCATAATAAAAAGAATCTCTTAAGAGATCGTTTTGAGGGGGAGCTTGCGCTCCCCCTTTTTTATTCGTAATACCATTCTTTCCATTTTGCGCTGTTTAATCTATAACGCACCGCATTGTGATTCCATCCATAATGAATCGCGCACTGACGAATCGATTCCCACCGTTTGCCTTCGGCTATAATAACACGAGATTTAGGATTGTCTTTACCAAACATTGGTGGTGGTCTGTTATCGGCCACTTTGTACCATTTCTTTTTACCTTTCAACGCTTTACTAACAGCCGCTTTTTGTTTCTCACTTGTAGTCTTACCCCACATAGGATTACCATCGCCGCTGTTGCGATCTGACATTTTCTGTTTCCACTCTTCACTCTTAGGTCTACTAACCATTTCAATAAAGGCATCGTAACCCGATATCTGGCCACGAATCATGAGTGCCGCTACACGGTCTCTATCGTCACCATATATGCGATAGCGAACTTCGTGAGCGATTGCGTGGTCTTCTATAGTGAGTTCTACAAGATTTGACGGATCGTCTGTACCACCAGCGTGTCGTGGAATGATGTGATGTTGATGTGTATAAATATCCATTGCTGACATTGCTCCTAAATTGCTGAGTGTTAGAGTAGTCGGAGACTGCCATCTCGTGGACTACACTTTTATTTATAAGTTTCTGTTATTTATAAATAACAGTATTCGAACAGTTCACTAAAGGACAATAACAATGGCCGAAAATTCAAACACGTATTCACCCCTACTCAAGAACTTTGTTATCGCCGGATCTTCTGGGTCTGGTGGTGGTGGTGGCGTCACAGATCCTTATTGGGATAATGTGAGTTTGTTATTGCCGTTGGATAGTATTGATGGTTCACGTAATACGCCAGATACAAGCACAAACTCAAACACTGTGGCACTTGGGTTAAACGCAGAAATTGTTAATGTTGGTGGTGTTAGAGATCCTAAGTATGGAGATGGAGCGGTATTTCTAAGCGATGTTAACAGAAGTAGCTCTGAATCATCTGTGTTAACCCCATATGTAGCATCGTTGTATGATTGGTGGACCGATGATTACACCGTTGAAGGTTGGGTAAGAGCAGTAGGACCAAACTCGTGGGGTGTTTGGGAATGGGCAGCAGCATTTAGTGGTCCCAAGTTTATAGCAAACTCCTCTACGGAAGTAAATTTTCAATTTGGCGAAATTGGCTCACACTTTTGTTGGGGTTTTGGCCCAAAATCTGGAGGTGCGTTGGAATTTGCTTACTGGGATACGACTGGTAATACACTTCGTACGGTAACTTCTAGTTCTTCAGTGTTAGTATATGATACGTGGCATCATATATCAATGACTCACGCTGTAACGGATGGTTCAATTAAATTGTTTGTTGATGGTGTTCTCGTGCAGTCGGGAACTAGAACAGGAACACCTAAATCAGACGAACTTCTTCCTTTTACATTTGGTAGAGTAAGAAGAGAGTCTGTGGCGGGTCTTTTTGATGATGTAAGAATCACTAAGGGCGTTGCTAGATACACCGAAAACTTCACACCACCAACCGAACCATTCCCAACAGCTTAAAGGACACTAACAATGGCTGAAAATTCAAACATTTATACACCTATCCTCAAAAACTTTATCTTCGCCGGATCTTCTGGATCTGGTGGTGGCGGCGCTTCTGTCCCATCAGACCCATATTTTAGCAGTATTGTTTGGTTATCGTCTTTAGATAACAGCGTAACAAACGAAGCCAACAGCAGTGCTACTTTAGCGTTATATAATGGCGCTTCTTTCTCTGACGCCCAAAGTAAATTTGGAACTCATAGTGTGTTTTTAGACGGTACAACGCATATGATTGGGTTGGAAGGCGGAAGAGATATAGGAACTAGTGTACAGTTTACACTCGAAGGTTGGTTCTATCCAACAGCATCTGTAGTAGGATCAATTGTCTTTTCGTCTGTTTCTGGTACCAATGTTGCAGGAGCATCAGTGAATGGGGGTACCTACCTTTGGTTCCAAACCGCTGGAGTAATTAAACTCTATGCAAACAACTTTGAAAGAATCAGCGTGTCAACTACTGTAGACGACCTGGTTGTTCAAAATCAATGGAATCATATCGCAATAACAAGAGACCAAGCCGATTCATTTAATTTATACATAAATGGATCATTGATGGGACAAAGTAGCGAACAGGCTGACGCTATAGACGCCGATTATTGGCGAGTTGGTCAGTATAGTGGAAATACAAACTACGGTTTCACTGGATATGTTGACGAACTTAGATTCACTTATGGAATGGCCAGATACACAACTCCTTCGTATACAGTACCCACTGAAGCATTTCCGAATACAGGAAGTGACGGAAGTGGTAATTCCGCTTTATCTATCTTAAATTTTGAAAATAACTTTGTTGATGAAGGAAGCACTGGTTATATTTGGAGTACAGATAATCCTAGTGTTGTAGCAACTACCACTGATAGTGCGAAATTTGGTACTCACAGTCTGGTTATAAATGACGCTAATGTAGACTCAGGTTATTTAGGTGTAGACAACGGACTGTTCCTTCCTTCTACGCCTTGGACTATGCAATTTTGGGTAAACATGTCTTCGTTACCAACATCTGGTTACGACCAATATCTTTGTCAGTGGGGAACATTCTCCGATGCTACTGATGGATTTTCGATATCCGTTTTTGGTGGAGCAACTCCTAGAATCTATTTACGCGTAAACTACGCCCTAACTGGGACAACTCTTTACTACTTTTCTGACATTGGGTTTAATTTGAACGAATGGAACCACGTAGTACTTCAATACGACGGTGGTTTACTGAAAATGGCCGTTAATGGATACGCAACAACTGGTGGATACACTTTTACTAACAGACTCAATTCAACTAGACAATTTAGAATGGGTTGGAGTCTAGGTTCGTTGGATCTTGCAGTGCCATATTATGTTGACAACTTTTCACTAGTAGAAGGTGTGGTATATCCAGAAGCATTCACAGTAACTGAATTAACTCAAATATATACACCACCAACCGAACCATTCCCAACAGCATAAAAACGGCACCTTCGGGTGCCCTTTTTTTATTCTGTATAAATACTACCATATAAACTTGGATAGTACCTATGGCCGACTTCACATGCGACCCCAGTTATCTTGCTCCTACGGGATTCAAGATAACTATCTCTCGAGAAAATTACCCTAACCTGCAGTTCTTTGCGCAGCAGGTTCAGCACCCTTCTATGTCAGTTAATCACGCTGAAGTAGCATACAAAAGGATTGCTTCTGTACCAGTTGCTGGTGATGTTATCGAACACGGTTCACTGTCGTTGGACGTTCTTATGGACGAGAATATGAGAGTGTACGAAGAAATCTATGATTGGTTGCACCGAATTGTTGAGACCAAACACAAACCAAATACCGGCAGATTATATGCAACAGACGACACATTAGCCACGTATTGTGATATTAGAGTTTCGGTGTTAACGAGCCATAACAATGCGAATCGCGAACTTAAGTATGTAAATGCTATCCCCACAACGTTGGGAGACATCGCTTTCACTTCGACCAGTGAGGGTGAATATATAACTTTTCCAGTCACATTTAGATTCGATTACTTCGAATTTGCTTAACAGAGAGAGAGAGACAAATGGCAGAAAATTCAAACGTTTATTCACCTATCCTCAAGAACTTTATCGTCGATATGGGGTCTGGTGGTGGTGGCGGTGGCGCAACAGATCCTTATTGGAATAATGTAGTTTGGTTATCGTCCTTTGATAACACGGTAACAAATGAGGCTAATACCGCGGCTACTATAGCATTATACAACGGCGCTTCATTCTCAACCACTCAGACTAAATTTGGTTCCCACAGTGTGTTTTTAGACGGGACCACCCAAATGATTGGATTAGAAGGCGGGAGAGACATAGCAACAAATGAGCCTTTTACAATCGAAAGTTGGTTTTATCCAACTGCATCTGTGGTAGGAACAATTGTTTTCGGTGCTGTTTCGAGCACTGATATTTTAGCAGGAGGAAGCGCGGGAACTTACCTTTGGTTTTATTCATCCACAAGCTATAGATTATATATTGACGGTAATATTAGGGTGTCGGGTTCATTGGATCCTGATGTATTAGTTCCACAAAATCAATGGAATCATATTGCGATAACAAGGGATACTAACGACCTAGTTAACTTTTGGGTCAACGGTAACTTAGTAGGGCAAAGCAGTTCATATTATCCTAATAGTATAAACGCTGAATATTGGCGAGTTGGCCAATGGGGTGGAGGCACACAATACGGTTTCACAGGGTATATCGACGAGCTAAGATTCACTTATGGAGTTGACAGATATACAACACCATTTGAAATTCAACAACCAACCATGACTAACGACCCACTTAGTGCTCAAACAACTCTTCTCCTGAATTTTGAAGGCGTTGACGGAAGCACGTCGTTTACTGATGAAAGCGATTTTAATCACACCGTTACAGTTTTAGGTGATGCTCAAGTTGACACAACAATCGTTCAATATGGATCAGGATCTTTGTTATTAGATGGAGCGGAAGCTGGTCTCAGTGTGCCATCAACAAATATTTTACCAGGTACTGACGATTTCACGATAGAGCTTGCTGTGTATCCTAATGTAATTACCAGTTGGCAATGTTTGTGTCAGATAGGAAACTACAATGCCCCCGGCGGGTTCACACTGATCAGCGGTGGTTCTCAAACTAGAATGGAAATTAGTGGGTCTACATACAACACAACGGCATTGGTTGCTGGTCAGTGGAATACTATTGTTGTGCAACGAGCATCAGGTCTGTTGTATGTTTGGATAGATGGTGTGCTAAAAATAAACGGCTCGTCGGCTACCGCAAATATTAACAGCGCATCGCCATTGGAAATTGGTTACAGCAGTGGAGCTGCTGGGGTGTATCGCCTCAACGGTTACATTGATGGATTTAGATTTACAACAGGCGCTGCTAGGTATGATGTAGGGTTAGGATTAACTTATACTGTTCCAACAGAACCATTTCCAGCAGCTTAAAGGACACTAACAATGGCTGAAAATTCAAACACATATACACCTATCCTCAAAAACTTCATCTTCGCTGGATCTTCTGGATCTGGTGGTGGTGCAACTATCGTAACAGACGGTCTGGTTGCTTTTTATGACGCGGGTAATCCGTTGTCTTATTCCGGATCTGGTACTACATGGACAGACTTGAGTGGTAGTGGGTATGATGGTACTCTGAATGGTGGTGTGACATATAACAACGGTAGTTTTGAGTTTGACGGAGTTGATGATCATTGCCTCATTGACCCTAGTTTTAATAGTTTTGGGTCTCAGATGGCTAATGGTTTTACATTTTCATGTTGGGTAAGAACCACAACAGTAGACTACAAACAACTATACGGTACTGTTGATGAAGGCCAAGGACAACTGATTGTGTTTGTAGGAACGAATATTAACAGTCAGTCTGGTCCAACTGCTGAAGCAGTGGGTGATACTATATTTTATATAAGAACACCTTTTGATCAGTTCAATGTAGTGTATATTTCTGAAGACATTTATGACGGAGAGTGGCATAATTTGGTATGGTGTTACGATGGATTGAACACCCACACTGTGTATGTTGACGGATCACAGGTACCAGTTACATACAATCCAGCTGACCCTGAAAACAATGAAAACACAACTGGGTGGAACGATTTTGATTATCCTTTTGCAATCGGCGCAGTGGGCAGGGCTACAGTAGGGCAACATTGTAATGCAGACATAAGTGTTTTCCAAGCGTACAACAAAGTTTTATCTTCCACTGAGGTACAACAAAACTTCGAAGCGTTCAGGCCTCGGTACGGTATTTAATGCACAGTAATTGATTCTAAATACAATTCGTGGTATAATATACGATGGTTAATTTGCATAATGAGGATACTATGAATTTAGAACAAATACTTGAACAGTGGAAAAGTGACAGTCACATTGAGTTTAACAAATTGGATGTCTCCTCACAGGAGACTCCAAAACTACACGCTAAGTATCTAGAGCTGTATTCTAACGCCAAGCTCAAGCTGAAAGACGCTGAGTTCAAGCAGAAGATCCTTCTCAAGGACAAGTGGCTGTACTACAACGGTAAGATGTCTCAGGAAGAGCTGCAGAAAAAAGGATGGAATCCTGACCCGTTCGATGGTCTCAAAATTCTTAAAGGTGAGATGGATCATTACTATGATAGTGATCCAGAGATCCAGCAGAGTGAGGCTAAAATAGTATACCTAAATACATTAGTTGATACTCTTAAGGAAATACTCGACAACCTTAAGTGGCGTCATCAGACAATCAAGAATATGATATCGTGGCGGCAGTTTGAGGCAGGATTCTAAAACTTGTTTTATATAAATAGATTAGACGAAGGGGTATGTGCTGGAACACATACCCCTTCTAAACACAACAAGCTATAGGAGTAGCAAGTTATGTCTGATTCTATCTATCAGTATCACATTGTATACAAAACCACTAACACCGTCACTAATAAATTTTATATTGGTGTTCACTCTACTAATAATCTGAACGACGACTATCTTGGGTCGGGTATCAATTTAACAAGATCTATTAAAAAATACGGCAGAGACTCTTTCTCGAGAGAAATTCTTTTTACCTTTTCAAGTCGTGATGAGGCGTCTAGAAAGGAAAGAGAAGTGGTAAACGAAGATTTCGTGAACAGACGAGACACATACAATATGTCTGTTGGTGGATTGGGCTATACAGGAAATTATAAAAGAGGAAGGGAGCATCATTGGTGGGGTAAAAGACATACACAAGAAACAATTGAAAAGATGTCACGCACCAAAAAGGGCAACAAATCAAAGACAGGTAGAACGGGAAAGCTACACCCTTTGTATGGATTGCGAAAAAGCGAAGCGCCACAATCGAAAAAAGCAATGGTTAATGGAGTGATATATAATTCATGTACTGAGGCAGCTGAAGCTTGTGGAATTACAAGAAGCACATTTAGCTATTGGATAAAGACAGGAAAAGCAACGAAATTGTAGATGGATATCATCCGATTCAAAATGAAGGACTACGCTATGCTTCAGCTGACGGAGTGTGAACCTCACATCGTCACTGAACTGTCGGAGTATTTCACTTTTGAAGTTCCTGGTGCCAGATTCCATCCGATGGTTAAGAAAAAAATTTGGGATGGCAAGATCAGAATGCTTGACCGTAACACAGGTCAGATCAATGCCGGCCTGTACTGGTCTATTAAACGATTCGCAATGGATCGTGGATATGGTATTAAAGTTGAGGAAGGTACCTATGGTTATCCTTATGACAAAAATAAAATCAACCACATGCAGACTATGGAGTGGTTGGAGTCACTTAACATTCCTTTCAAACCCCGCGATTATCAGTATGACGCTATCACATATGGGATAGAGAACAAGCGTTGTGTTTTGATATCACCTACGGGTTCTGGTAAATCGTTTATCATCTATTTGATGTTGCGATGGTTTCTTGAGAACAATGAAGGGAAGGCCTTGATCATCGTCCCCACAACATCTTTGGTGGAACAACTTTACTCTGATTTTACGTCTTATGGGTATGATGCAGATTTGAATTGCCATAAGATATATTCAGGAAAGGATAAAGAGACAGAGAAGAGAGTCATCATCTCGACGTGGCAGTCTATCTATAAACTGCACCCTGTTTGGTTTCATCAATTCGGTGCGATCTTTGGTGATGAAGTTCATGGTTTCAAAGCAAAGTCTTTGTCGTCCATCATGAACAAGTCTAAAAACGCTCAGTATCGATGGGGTACTACTGGTACACTTGATGGTACGCAAGTCAATGAACTTGTGCTTGAAGGGTTGTTTGGTCCTAAGAAACAAGTCACAACAACGCATGAACTGCAACAGAAAGATACGCTTGCTCAACTTGATATAGATATAGTATTGTTGCAGTATGCAGCCGAATACTGTAAATTGACCGAAGGTCGAACGTATCATGATGAAATAGACTTCTTGGTTACATACGAGAAACGCAATAAGTTTATCGCAAATCTCGCAACAAGTCAAGAAGGTAATACACTCGTTTTATTTAATCTGGTTGACCGACACGGAAAGGTGTTGCAAGATCTGATTGAATCGAAACTTAAGAAAGGTCAGAGGTTATTCTATGTCAGTGGAGAAACCAAAACCAGTGATCGAGAAGCCGTCAGGGCAATCGTCGAGAAACAATCTAATAGCATTATCCTTGCTTCTTTGGGCACTTTCTCGACTGGAATCAATATACGAAACATTCACAACATCATATTCGCGAGTCCGTCAAAAAGCCAGATTCGAGTGTTGCAGTCGATTGGACGAGGATTAAGATTGTCAGATGATGGTTCAACAACTAAGTTGTATGATATAGCAGACGACCTACATTGGAAATCTAAGAAGAATTTTACTCTACTACATAGTGGTGAGCGTATAAAAATATACGCAAAAGAGAAATTTCCATTTAAAATAACTCAGGTGCAGATATGAAGTTTGATGGTACAATAGACGTAGCACAATTAAAATTGAGTAATGGAAGCGAAATTATTTGCGAGATAATGGAATACGCCGAAGAAAGTCAGAAAGAAATGATTGTTCGGAACGTAATGACTATTGCTATTGGTG